CTTGCCACTGTTGCAGGTCAGCTGTTTGTGAGGCTGCGCCTTGAACGATAACGCCAACGTCTGTATTGGCAAAGTTGGTCACGTCCAGCATAGCATCAGGAGCGCTTGTTCGATTGATACCGAACTTCGTGCTCGCAACCAAATTTCCGTTAGTTGCTCCCACTGCGTCATTGAAGTTGCCAGAGAGAATCCAGTTATTTGTCCCCTGCCCTATAAGCAGCCCAGAAATAGGCGTAATCTGCTGATATCCAATAGCAATCGAATTAGCAGCATTGGCATTAGAGTCAGGCCCAAGGCATATCGAATGGTCACCCGCCTGTGCGCTAGCACCAATCGCCGTGGCATATGAGTCAGAGGACCTAGTGTAATAACCTATCCCTACCGAATATTGCTCATCTATGGTGGAATAATCCCCAATGGCAACTGTTCGATATGAATTAGCCTTTGAGAAGATACCTATGGCGACAGAATTCTGCGCGGTAGAGCGCGCAGCATTTCCTATTGCGACGGAGTACGAGGTAGCGTTCGCCTGATTCCCAATCGCTACGGTCTGAGTGCCGCCTGCAACGCTCTCGCGTCCTATGGCGACACTGTAATTGTTAGTCGTATAAGCACCAGATCCAATACTTACGACCCCAATGCGAGCAGCATCCGCATCACTCGTAACAATCGTCCCGACCTTAAGGATACCGGAACCAGCTTTCGCGTAGGTGAATTCGCTTTCACCGCCGAACGAAGAACCACCATCATTAAACTGAACGTAGGTGTCTGAGCCACCTGGTGTTCCACCTCCACCGCCACCACCGCTTCCACTAATCGTCACCACACTAGGATTACCACTAGCTAACGAAACTGTAACAATTCCGGCCCCAGTATACTTGACTGTATCTGTAGTAGCAATATTGGAATTATTGGAACCATCAGTAGCAGTCCAATATTGGTAGTTATCTTTTCCTGCAGCAATACCAGAAACTACTAGAATATCAGCTGCGTTAATATCACCAGTGGCGGTAATGTTAGTAGTATTGGTTGCGATATTGGTAGCGTTAGTCGTAATGTTAGTGGTGTTCGTCGCAGCAACCCCAGATACCTCTAGAATGTCTGCTGCATTGATCGCACCCGTCGCCGTAATATTCGTAGCGTTAGTCGTAATGTTAGTGGTGTTCGTCGCAGTAACCCCAGATACCTCTAGGATATCTGCTGCATTAATATTTCCCGTCGCAGTAATGTTACTGGCGTTGGTAGAGATGTTGGACGTGTTCGTCGAAATGTTAGCAGCATTCGTATCGGTAACGCCCGACACGTAAATAATATCGTCGTGGTTTCGTTGACCAGTCGCAGCAATGTTCGACGTATTGACTGTAATCGCAGCAGCATTCGTTGCACCCGTGGCCGCGATGTTTGTAACATTAGTCGCGATGTTCGACGTGTTCGTCGAGATGTTGCTCGTATTCGTAGCAACGTCGCCGGAAACCTCTATGATATCAGCAGCGTTGATGGCACCCGTCGCTGTAATGTTAGTAGCATTGGTTGCGATATTGGTAGTATTCGTCGCAGCGACCCCCGACACATCTAGAATGTCTGCTGCATTAATATTTCCCGTCGCAGTAATGTTACTGGCGTTGGTAGAGATGTTGGACGTGTTCGTCGAAATGTTAGCGGCATTCGTATCGGTAACACCCGACACGTAGATAATGTCGTCATGGTTCCTTTGACCAGTCGCCGCAATATTGGTAGTATTCGTCGCAGCGACCCCCGACACCTCTAGGATGTCTGCTGCGTTAATCCCACCCGTCGCCGTAATGTTTGTGACGTTCGTTGCGATATTGGTAGCGTTAGTCGTAATGTTAGTGGTGTTCGTCGCAGCAACCCCAGATACCTCTAGAATGTCTGCTGCATTGATCGCACCCGTCGCCGTAATATTCGTTGCATTCGTAACAGTAAGACCAGAAACGATATTAATGTCAGCTACAGCCGAAGTAACCTGGGTAGTACCATCCGCCCATCTAACCGTATTAAAAGATCCAGTTCCGCTAACCTGTAGTTGATATTGGGGGTCCATTCCAATACCAACAAAATTACCCGATGTTTTAGCAATAGATTTATCAGCAGGATAAGTAATAAAAACCGTGGCATCTCCACCCAGATTTATTTTACTATCGTCGCTATTAGAAGTGGAAAAAATTTCTGCTCTAGATAGAGTATTCCCAACACTATTGTACGTACCGAGGCCAACTTCAAAATTGTTACCTTCAGTAATAGTATAATAAGTAGAATTACCGCTACCAATACCAGAAATAGCTACAAAACCAGCAGAAGCACCACCCAACGACAATGTGCCGCTACCGGTGGTGCTTGTACTCTCCTTTGCACGATCCAGAAATCTAATAGGCATGTCTTACTTTCATATTAAGGATTGTCAGGATCGACCACAGATGGAGGAGCAGGTACATTATGAGCTGCATCTTCCTTGGCTTTTTTAACCTCGTAAGCATGAGTGTTATTAATTAAATAATCCCTTGTCATTCTATTCGCAAACTGATGCGTTGTTTCCGGGTTAGGAATTCTCGGGGGGATATCAGGGTCGGGAGGGTCTAACTGAGGATCATAAGCTGGGTTATCAATAATAGGCTGATACCTATAATTCGCACACATTGCAGTAATAACCCGCTCTACTGCATCATCCGCAATCTCTACACAAAAAGTTGCCATAATTAACTCCTTAATTTTTATTACATATTTTTATCCTATGATAGGAAGAAATACATCCACCTAAAAAGAAAGCCAGTGGCAGCATCTGCCACCACCGGCTCTATAAATTTTTACATAGCAGTTGATCTTAGAACGCGCCCAAGAGGACTCTTCTAGTATCCAACGCCGCAAAGCCATGCTCGGCCCAGCCGTACATACCAGCACGTCGTTGACGGTGAAGAGCCTCATCTTCAAAGACCTGAACCGGAGCGCGAACGGGCATCACAAAGCTGTCATTATTTCTCAAGTCCAGACCAACCAAAATCTCATTCTTGCCAGCAGGCATTGTGCCGCTAAGATCGACAGTATAGAAGTTCTGGTATTCTTGACCTTCACCAAGCTCATCGAGAGTGTGAAGATTAACTTGGAAAATTCGCACCAGCAAACCACCTTCTTTGGTAATCAGATCACGACGAGTAAACTCATCAACCTCATCCACACCCCAGTTACGAATGTCTTCATGACCTTCGGGACTAAGATAGAGGTCAGTCAACTCACCACGATTAATCGAAGTGGAGTTACCGCCACCGTTACGTCGCATCACGACTTTCAGCAAAGAAACAAGTCTTTTGCTAAACATTCCGCTTGAAGCGTCACCATCATAAATCAAGATATTACGATCAGCACCAGCTGATAGCAACGTATGCCATCCATCATCATTCATCTTCTTGACAAACTGACCCTGGAGGACATCCATCGCACGACCCACAACATCCCATCTTGCATCGCGCGCGTACTTAAGAAGCCAGTCAATGGAAGCTCCAACATCATAAGTAGGAACCATGACGTAGTCGCCTTCAACGTGTCGCTCTGGGATACGACCATGATTAGGAATTGTAAACGCCACGAATTCCTTCTCCGTTCCGGGAGCGAGGAAATCAAGGGGGAACTCAGCAGTAGCACCAGGCTGCAAATTGATGGCTTCAAAAATACCATCAAGAATGTTGCCGCTCATAACGCCTTTGCGGAGAGGAAGCTCTAACGCCTTGGCCAACTCAGCAGTTGCGGCAAGAGACTCTTCTCTTTTTAAAGAACCGGCTCTCGACAAGAGTTGGTTCATCTCAGGGGTAGGTTCAAAAAACTTTTTGCTCATTCTAGTATCTCCTAATATATTATTTGTTTGTTATACAATATTAATTTGGATCTTAGCGTAACCGTCAGCGTCTTTCTTAGACAACCAACGACCCACCTGATCGCTGTGGCTACTAGCCGTAGCCGAACAGAATGAACCGCCCGGAACAAAGTGAGCAGCCTCACCCAGCGTAATAGCACCCGAAATCTGATCGGTAACAACAAATCCAGCACGAAGCAACAGAACCTTACCACCCTTTTGCATCTCATCTTGATCATAATTAATATGTTGTCGAGTAAGATCCAAGTTCACCATATCGTTCAATAGAAGGCCCACAGGCTCGTCAGAAAGAGCGGAAGCAACTTTGACAGCCGCTGCTGACTGGTCCATCGCCGCTCCAGAACCTTGGGTACTGGCCACGCACATAAGGCCACGCTCAGCCACTTCATCCATAAAAAAGCTAAGATCAGTTAAATGCTCATTTCTAGTCGGTCTCAATGCCATTTTTTTATCTCCTGACTATTTATTTGTTTAAAATATGATCAGTAACCCAATCTTGAAGACCAGCGCGTACTGCGTCAATCTCTTCTGATTGCGTCTCTTCAGTATCAGCCTCAACAGACAAGTCAACCGACTCTTCTGCTTCTGCAGTCTCTAACACTTCTTCTTCAGAGGCAACGGCCTCTTCTTCAGCCTCCTCTTCAGTTTGCGCCTCGGTCTCTTCCTCCTGCGACTCTGCTTCAACCTCTACAGGTTTAACAGAAGCAAAGGTATCAACCATCATGGCAAATTGATCATCAGTCAAAGAATCAAAAATCTCCATTTTCGCTTCAGCATCTTCTTGAGTAAGACCAGCGCCAACCAAAGCTGCCACTCGCTTCTCAATTTTCTGCCGATGCTCAATCTCTTGAAGTTCAGATTGCACTTTTTCAAGAGCCTCTGTGGCTTCAGTCAATTGGGTTTGAAGACTGTCCATCTCTTCGCTTTTAGAAGCAGAAGCCTCTTGGCTCTCCTTAAGATCTATGGCCAGAGCTTGCACATTATCTGTCAGCTCTTTAATTTGCGTATCATATTTCTCAAGATTAGCTTTTGAAAGCTTGTCAGTCAGCTCTTTATTATCTGCCTTAACGGCAGAGAGAGCTTCCTTTAGCTCTTTGACTTGATCGTTTAAAAGATCATTACTCATAGTATTACTCTCCTTCAAAACAATAGATTGATTTTGCTTTTCTACTGAAATAGATACACCATTAGAAGTAGAAAACAAGTTTTTAGACGAAATTGAAACATTGTTAAACTCAGTAAGTTGATTTTTATCAAAAATAATACTGTCGGGATTAGCAGGCTTATTGACAAATCCCTTACCACTAAATATAATATTTCTCAACAGTCTACCTATTTTATGATCCTCATACCCTCCCTTTCCTCCATAGGCCCTCAGATGCTTTGTAAGAAATGCAGTCTCTTCGTTGCGAGCCAGAATGTGACGCTGACCATCTGGGTCTACTACAGCATAATCAAATCCATTAAAAAGACACTCCATAGATACAAATTTATTACCGGCTTCAATTTCCTTAATTAAATTCTCAGCTCTGCTTTTATAAGCTGGATCTTGCCACTGTCTATAAATAACAGAAGCTACTAATATATGATAGTAATCCGGTAAGCTTTCTGAATTGATATTTTTGTCAATAACTTTCATTTCTTTATCAACTGACCAATTATCGACAATACCCCCGACGATTTGGCGTTCGTCGTGCTCTAGGTTAGCAGGTTTATACTTAGGTGTATTTTGAGCAGCCCAGACCTCTCCTTTATCAAATACATCATCATTTTTATTCCAGGAGGTTGTAACTAAAATAGAATAAACATGATAAATATCTTTGTCATCCATAGCCGCTGTTGATATAGATAGATTATCAAAAGCTTTAGTTAGATCTTGTTTTTCATCTAACAGGATAGGAGACTCATAAGCAATAGAAGATTGGGTCTTAATTTGATGTTCCAAACCTGCCTCTTTTTCAGCATCAAATACTAGCATCTGCATCTCCGTTACCTAGTTTTATAATCGGCATAAAAAGAAGCTCGAATGCCTCGAATCTCTTCTATACTCAATTTTCTTTGAATATTTTCAGAAGCGGAATCTATCCACTCCCTACATTCTCTATGTACACCATCTGACAACTTTTCGTCTAATCCTGACAAAACATTTTCATCAGCAAGGTCTTGGAGACACTCTAGGTTACACAAAACCTCAAATTTCATATCTTCTGTTTGCTCAAATTCCTTGGCCGTCAAGCTTCTCATATTCTTTTTATTAAAATGACTAAGTAATCCAGGATTAAGTACTTTAGCTATTTTAGCCTGCGCATCCTTGGCCCAAAGCTCAATAGCAGCTTTATTTCTAGGTTTAAAAGTTCTCGGTTTTCTGCCATTTTGGTCCCGAGTATTTGGTGGTCGTCCCGGAGTCCCTGGCGCTTGTGGAGTCTGTGCCTTCGGAGCCCTCTTTCTAGCCTGTTTATTTCTCATCTCTAAAGCAGATTGATCCCCATTCTTCTCCTGTAACTCAACTCCGACTTGAGTAGGAGACACCACCCCCGTCTGCAAAGCAATCTTCTCAAGTCCATATTGTTTGTCTACAGAATGATAAGGACTAATTTTTTCCATATCTTTGGCTACTCTACGTTTTTCCTCTTCCGCCACTCGTCGCCTTTCCATTTCCGGCTTAGCTTTAATATGACGTTGTACAAACTCGTCACTTAGGATATTTCGATCAGCCATACCCACAAGTAAGTTAATCATAGCAGCTGGATCATCCAAATACATATAATCAAACTCAACCTGAGCAGGAAACCTAAATCCCATAGATTTTTTAACAATATTTAATTGTTCGTTCCAAAACTCTAAAACAATACCTCTAATGTAATTTAGTCGTTCCGTTAAAGTTTTTAAAGAAATAAAGTTATTAGTAGTTCCCGAAGCCCCAAAGGTTCCGGTAAGCGTTGGGGGAATACCCAAGCAAGCATAAATAGCCATAAGGGTAGGACGATACTTCTCTTCCCCTAAGAATCTCTGTACATCAGTTCCTGTTTCAATAAGTTCAATGTCAGGACCCCAAACCATATCTATAGTTCCACCACCAACATTAGATCCTAGAATCTCTTGAAGGGTCGAAGATGCGGTAGGAGTAGGAGCAAGCTTATGCTCCAAGCTGCCCAGCTTCCATACTCTAATTTTAGAAATAGCTCCGTCTAAAGCAGCTTTATCAGCCAACTTCAATCTATCATACAATATAAGATCATTAAAACAAGAAAAGGTCATAGGGTCGGCCCATTCTTGCCAATCATCTTTTTTATAATGATATACAAACGTTTTATCTGGAGGTAGAAGCACTTTTTTACTTCCTATAGCAGCATCCAAAATTTCGTCAGGAAGTTCTGCTACAATACTTCTTTCAACACTGTCTTGGCTATTTTGTAGTTGTCTAATATGCTGAGCCAAGCGACGGGGTAAAATAATTGCATACTGTCTCTTCTTACCACTGAGAGTAGCGACAGGACCCCCCACCACTTCCACTGTGAGAGGATCAAGAAAATTATACTGCCAGGGAATTTCTCCTTTTTGAAAATCATCTGTTTTAAGAACAGCGTTCATATCAGGAGATGCTAATGACTGTTGCATCTGTAGTCTTTTGGCCTTATTGACCTTAGCAGTCTTCATACGTATAGGTACATTTGCTTCTCGAAGAAGCAGGTTGCAAAGTCTCTCAGAAACTTCTTTTCCTTTAACACGAGCAAACCAGTCGTTATAAAACTTTTCCACACGATGATTCTGATGAACTAAACGAACGCCTTGGCAAGCGAAATCTCCCATAAGATCTATAGCATTTCTAATTAGACCTATTCTACGATAGGCTAAACGAGCAAAAGCAATAATCTCCTTGGGACTATCAGGAACTGCTTGATCTGGTCGAAACCAATTGAAATCAGCCTCCCTCAGTCCCGGACGACCGCTAAGATAGCCAGTCATATCCTTAAAATTTCTGCTCCTAGATGAAAATGTAGCAGTAGCAGATTCTTGAATAGATTGAGTATACGCAGCAAGGGCCGTAGTCCTTTCTGCTTCATTTTCCCAACTTATATAAGCTGCTTCATCCCCAGAAGTATGTCGTCCTTTTGGATATTTTGCTTTAGCCACTCTTCTAACCTTTATACATGAGAATTATAATGCCTATTATACAGTACACCAATACATATTAATTTCTACGAATAGCAAAGCATGTATTTTTATTCAAATTCTCTGCCCATTCTTGCCCAAAATACATTTGACCTGGGGGTAACGCCTTCCCTGCAGCTCCCGGAACAATTACTTTCCCAATAGTTCCATACACAGGAGGAGGAAGCTCTCTATGTATAGAGCGAGCGATCATATTAGCAATCACAATAGCGCTGTACCTATCTTTTCTCATACGCCCTTTTCTTCCTGTTTTAATCTTAATTTCAGGGGTGTCAAATTTTTCTCTTCCCCCAGCTGTTACTGACATCACTACGGTGACTAACTCATTTTTTAGTTCTTCTATTTCCATAACACAGTCTTCCAAAGTATCGTACAACCTAAGAGAATATGAGTCTCCCACCTTGTCCTTTAATTGGCTGAAAGCTATTTTGTCCTTTTCGGTCATGAGGCTTAAAGTTAGAGTATCAAATCTCGGAAATAAAAGCACCTTGTCCTCCATGTCCTTTCTCATTCCATGATTGGCCTGAGAGGTCCACTCAGCCTTGGCAAAGTTAATTAGTTCTAATATATGGTCTCCGGCAATATGATCCGTATCTTTCTCTTTATCCTCTATAATAGGCAAAATAGGTCTTTCTCCGGGCTGTAGCTTATCTATATCTCTTAGAGCTTCCGCTATCGTATATCCCCCACCTTGCGAATCTATTCCAATTCTTACACATGGAAAAGCTTTTTGAAGGTCTCTAATTTTTCTAGCACAGAAACTGTAATAATCATGAGCATTAGTTAATCCAATAGTTTTTCTACTTTGAAAATCTTTTTTATTAGTTGTCCAGGAATATACCACCCTCTGGTGCTCAGGATGAACCTCTAGTACTATAATAGCAAAGTTGTCTTGTTCAGAAGCTGGATCAATGCCAAAAATGTATTGTGAATCATGCGACCCTCGGGTCACAGCATCAAAGGGCGTTGAACACCAATAGGGCCATCCACTTTTCTCACAATTTCTATCATGTGCCACACATGATTCAATTAAGCTCCGTTTGAAAAAGCCCTGACTGTCCGATGTAAAACAAGCCCCATATTCCATTTGGTAAATGCCATTATGCATAGTAGCCCTGGCTCGTGCCACCTGTTGATCATCCATGAAACCTTCAGGAATAAGTTCGTAAGGAATTCTTATAACAGAAAAGGTTTTCCAATTTAATCTCTTCATATATTCTGGAACATCACCCGTCTCGTCTCCAGACTCCTCGGCCGCCCTTCGGAAATCTCCATGAGTTTTTATAGTTGATTTATATTTCTTCCAGTAAGATGAAAAATGCTCAAAATCATATCCACAAGTTCCTGCAACGATAGACTGGTTTCGATGCTTATCTTGATAGCTGGATTCTAGCTCTTCATTCCAATTTCCTTCTTCTTGCATCTTTTTTCTCTTAGCGGCTTCTTTGACATTCCCCGTGGGATCGCTAGAGACCGCTGTAAAACCAGCCACAACTGTTTCATATATATCTACAGGAATGCTATTAAATTCGTCTGCAATAATTGTATGCGCGCGTAAACCTCTAATCTTACTACCGTCTCCAAGAGGAACTGCCATAGCCCAGCTTTCATTAATCCTCATGGTGCATCTATCTACGTCACGTCGAGGGCCACTATTATCAGAGCATATACTACGCAAGAGAGATGCATTTTTCCATATGGTATCCATATACTCAAAAATAACCTTAGATTGTCTAAAGGCAGCGCCAACAATAACAATCTTAGTCCCCGGCATCAAGGCGCATCTAAGCATTCCGTATACAGCTAAAAGAAAAGATTTGCCAAAACCACGACTTGCTATATACATAGGAAAAGCTTTAGTCCACAACTCTCGTAGAATTACCACCTGCTCGGGTAACAGTTCTACATTTAATAATTTCTTAACTGTCCATTGAAAATACTTAGGGTTTCGCATGAGTTGTAAAATATAAAGATGAAAATTATTTTTCTGATCATCTGTAAGGCCAGTCAAAGGATTTTCGATATCTTTAACATCTTCTTCTGTAACATTAAGCCAAGCATGTTCATAAGATTCAACATCATACATGGTATTCGTTAACCTTCTTTAAGATACGTAAAGCCATTTTCTCTGCTCTAATTTTATCACCACAGGCTATTACGTGGATACCCTTTTCTATCTGAATACCAAATAAAACACTTAGAATATACTGAGGTCTAATACGAAGGGTTTTCCATTTAGCAGGAGGAATACCCGAGCCAGAAGGATATCTCTCTATATCTTTCCAGTCAAACTCTAATAGGAGAAAAGCATAGGGAAACTCAGCCATAGCCTCTAATTCTCTGTGGAATCTTTTTTCGCCACAGTTCTTAGCAATTTCTGAAACCGATTCTTTTCTCTCTATACAAAGAACTTCCTCTCTACCTTTTAAACTGTAATCGCCAATATCTAACTTGGTGACCTCGGTCCCTTTGCAATGAGAGCTTTCGTCAAACCACCAGCCGTGGCCCTTTTTCTCTCTAGTATCTCGAATTACAGTAAACTTACTCATTGTACCTCTTAATTTTATTAAGCATCTGCCACTCTAATATTTTATAAAAAAACTCTTCGTAGTTTTCTTCACTACCTTTTATTTTTTTATGACACTCTTTACATAGAGTAATTCCGTTCGCCAACGTATATCTCGACGAAGGATGGTTCGACCACTTCTTTATATGATGAACTTCTAACTTGCGTTTATTTCGACACTTACATCCAGGCCACTGACAGCTTCCTTCATCTCTTCTTCGTACTTCTTCTCGCCAATTTACATATGCTGGATTACGCCAGTTTCGTTTGTACACTTAGATCTCCCCATACCATTCGCTGAACAAGTTCTTTAAAAGTAATTTTAGGTTTCCAGTTTAACATCTCATAAGCTTTGTCTGGCCTCCCATTAAGAAAGTCAACTTCGGCGGGACGATAAAATCTAGGATCAATAACTATAAAGGGTTCAAAATCTTTAATACCAATCTCTTTAAAGGCAAGTGTCAAAAATTCTTTAACGGTATGTGTTTCGCCGGTAGCAATAACATAGTCATCTCCATCTTGTTGTTGCATCATGAGCCACATGGCTTCAACATAATCTTTTGCATGGCCCCAGTCTCTATAAGTCTCAATGTTGCCAAGACGCAACTTAGGAAATTTTCCACTTGTTGAATAAATAGAATCTGTATCAAAGTCAAACTTCTCAGGAGGTAACAGATCCGGTTGCACCTCCCACCAGCGCTTAAAGTTTCCTAACCACTTAGTAATCTTTCTTGTTACAAAGTTCTCGCCACGTCTCTCGCTTTCATGATTAAAAAGAATGCCGCAGCATCCAAAAATATCATAAGCCTCTCTATACATGCCGACGCTATGATGTGCGGAAAGCTTTGCAATTGCATAGGGGGATTGAGGCTCAAATCGCGTTTCTTCATCTTGACATTTTTTCCACTTAAACATTGTTTTAGAATCCATAAAAATTTCTTCTTCATCCAAGTTGCCATCAGGCATTACATCATACGCCTTTCCAAACATCTCGCTTGTAGAAGCTTGATAAAATTTGGTTTCGGGTGAATAACGCCTAATAGCCTCTAAAAAATTCATAGGGCCAATTGCATTAACTTGAAAAGTATAATCGGGCTGGTTAAAAGAAGTGCCAACGTGTGATTGTGCAGCAAGGTTATAAATTTCATCAGGTTTATATTTAGATACAATGCTATACACAGAGCCCGAATCAGAAATTTCAAACTCATCTATCTTAAAACCCTTGTGATGCAATACGTGCGCCAGACGATCATAATATTCTACACTTGTCCGTCTCTTTAAACCTGTAACGGTATATCCCTTACTCAATAGAGATTCGGCTAAGTAAGATCCATCCTGTCCGGTAATACCAGTAATTAAAGCTGTTCTACTCATCGGGTTCCTCTTCAATTAAAGTATCCGAATTTAATACGGGCTGATCCACAATACCATCCTCATAAGCATGATATTCAGCTAGTCTTTCAAGAGATTTGTCCGCCGCAATCCTATGTACTTCCATATCGTAACCCTCAGCCTTCTTGAGGCCATCGTCGTCAAGTTGACGCAACCACGCCGAAAAGTTAGTCTTGGCATCGTCAGCCTTTCTCTTCCTCTGTTCTCTCGTTCCCTTCAGGTCCTTGAGCAACCTTTCCTTTTTCGTGAGAAGTTTTTCATGCTCATTAATATAAGCAGACTTAGAAGAGATAGCTCCTCCCAACTGTGTCTGAAAAGAAGCAATTGCCGTCATATCTTGCATATCAAGAGGTTTGGACATTTCATCGTCGATAAGACCATTAAGGCGCTCGATGTTGCGTAGAATCTCCTGACGATCCTCCATACCTCGATTAATCAACACCTCGGTCCTAATAACCTCTAGAATTTCCATTTCTTCCGTATGTGTTACATCTTCAGAAAACTGATTGAAATAATCGATCCACTGATGGTCAAAAAAGATAAGTTCCCCGTCAGTAAATTGTTTCCGCAGTTCCTTATAGTAATATCTATCTCTAAGCTGAATTAACAGATGTTCACTATCTGTCATATTTCGCATTTTCAAATTTTCTTGATCAATAAACTTTTGAACTGGAGCCACCGTTCTATTAATTTGCCTCGCAATATCTTCTATCGGCATATCCAAACAATTTTGTCTGATAAAGTTCATTTCGCTATTTGATAACTTTCCACGTTTTCTACCCATGTATTACCCCGCACTTTCATTATAACCAATGGCCATATACTTATACGGCACCCCCGTAGCAAGTGTATTATAAACCCCGATCATACGATTATCATGTGTTACTGGAGTGCCATAATAATCTAAATGTTGAAATGTAGCAAATGGATTAATTCTCAAATTACCCGACTCACCATTAAACATATTGGTAAAGGCATTATCACCTGTTGCATTTATCGTAAAATAGTCATTAGCCCCAGAAGCTACATGAAAAAATGCAAAGGCATTAATATGTTTAAAAACTTTAGTAGTAGTTGTTCCATCTATTAGTTGATGGCTTAAACCCGAAAAATCAAGCTCTAGATTTCCACTTTCCAATAAAACCCCAGTGCTTTTAGCATAATCATTAAAATAACCTGAACCAAGAAAGCCACCAGCTTCTGTGCCGCTCGGTATACCTTTGGTCAAACCAACCCCATAGGACTCTGCAAGACTTTGAGTTCCAACAGTGGTGCCGCTCGAATAACTTAATATACTCGACCACTTAGCCGTTTTAGATTCAGCCATAATATTTATCCTTTATTCAACAGTTTTCCATGTTTGTTCATCGATATCTTTCTCCTCAATAATCTCATGTATCAGTTCTATAATCTTTTCTCTTCTCGGTTTGGGAAGTCTCAATCTGTTAACAAACCGAATCCAATCTTCTCTATAATGAATAGGAATGGCTTGATCCACAGTATTGAATAATTGTTTTCGGTCTAGAATATAAGCAACATTATCTTCTTTATCATATGTATCAATCTCCAGTTTGGAGATATTCATTAAACTCTTTTTAGTGGAGTTACGTTCAAACCATCCTTTATACAGGTCGCAATCTAAACGATTCTCATATTCTTCACATTCACTTATGCAACTAAGGTCTTGAAAAGGGCATGTATCACATGGCTTATCAGGACGTCCAAAATTATTACGTTTGAAATTATATAGACGATTCCGAACATGTGTCCATAAGAAATTTTCTAAAGGACGAACACCGTCATAATTCTCCATACCCTCCCAAGCAAACAAACGTGCTTGCTGTTTCATATCCTCCAGTTCGTGATAGCCAAATTTAAACTTTGATGCTAAGCGGTTAGCAATTCTGTCAATTATCGCTATCACCTCCGTCTCGTCCATCCCTTTCGGTATCACTTTCGGTTACCTCCGTCACTTCCAAATTGTCAATCTCCAACTCCACGTCATTCATAATAATAGCAACCTCTACGCCCCTAGCGTCTAGGCTAATCTCTACCCCTACCACATTCTCTATCAGCTCTCCAGTATCGCTATTAACAATCTTCGTTGCTTCTGGATTCTGACCGTCCGCCACTATCTTGAGTTTCATTTAATAAGGCTCCTATGCTTTTTTCTTCTTGGTCCTCTTTCAACTCTTGATCAATCTCTTGTTGCAGTTGAGAGGCTGCCCTAACAACCGGATCTACTGAATACACAATCTTTTTTTTCATAATAAACCTCTATAAAAGGAACTATAATATTATATACACAAAGGGCCACTTTTTTAGAAAGAATTATGTGTAGTAGTAGGTATGGGTTAAGCTTTGCACACAAAGGAGTTAGTCATGATTAGACACACCCTCTTCTTGAAATGGTGGTTGTTCATGAGTCTCGTACTTGCTTCTCTTCTATATATCGCAAGTGAAGGCTTATTGGGTCTGGTTTGGGAAAAAGATATAACAAAATTGAGTTTCTTGCTTTTAGCTATCTTCTCTGCAATGTCTGGATGGTGCGGCTATAAAACTTGGACTCTTAGTAAATTTCTTGACAATGGACAAACCGAAGATTATTTAGTAGAAAAAATAGAACACTTGATGGAAGTCGGCTGGTTCACCAGTGACTTGTGTCTAAGCATTGGCATGATGGGTACCGTAATCGGATTTATCATGATGCTATCGGGTTTTGCCGCCGTAGATGTAGCTAATATGACGACCGTACAAGACTTGATTAAAGGATTAGGGGTTGGGATGTCTACCGCTTTATATACTACGCTCACGGGGCTCGTATGCAGCTCCCTGTTGAAGATACAATACTTCAATCTAAGCCAAGCTCTAGATAAGGCCCGCAAATAATGAAAAGAAACTATCACACAAATCTAGCGTTCCTAGACCTCCTCTTCAATACGCTGTTGTGTTTCGTAGCTCTCTTCTCCCTTGCCTTTGTGCTTATCAACCCAAGTAAAAAAAATAAAACTGTAGATGCTAAAGCAGAATTTATAATTACTGTAATTTGGCCCTCAGAAATGGATGACGACGTTGACACATACGTAGAAGATCCAGAAGGCAATCTAATTGCTTTTAATAGAAGAGAACAAGGTCTGATGCATCTAGACCGCGATGACACTGGGGTAGCGTTCGATACGATCTCTACATCGTTCGGAATTGTAGAGTACAAAGAAAACCGGGAAATGGTAAGTATTAGAGGATATGTTCCGGGCGAATATGTAGTTAATGTTCATATGTTTACTAAAAGGGAAGATGCTGAAACTCCGGTGACGATCATCCTAGAAAAGATAAATCCGTATAGGGTAGTGACGGGGAGGAATGTCGTATTAGTAAAAGTAGGAGAGGAAAAAACGGCATTTAGATTTACGGTGAATGATGAAGGAAAAGTAATAAACACCAGCCAGCTGGAAAAATCTTTAATCACTACAAATCCCCGGCCTACTGTGCCAGGAGGGACTCCATGACAATTCCACTAGTATTCTTCAGTCTTACAGGTTTAATATTGTGGTTTATAATCGGAGCGCGGGGACACTGGGGGATTAAGGCAATTATTATCCTGCTGACGCTACATGTATGTCTATCTGTAGGGAATTCTATTCCAAACTTTGCAGGGTGGCCCTCTAATGATAAACTTCCTGCTAAATTTTTAGTACACTGGTTAGTTATTGATGAGCCCGATAAAAAAAGTGGAGATGACGGTCATATTTACATATGGGCGACCACTTTAAGTCAACAAGAAAAAGAGTTGGAAGGATGGAGACAATATTTACTATCCTTCGGTGTTCAAGACTTTACTGAACCTAGAGCTTACCGTACTCCATATAGCAGGGAGGGGCATGAAAGAGGAGAAGGGGCTCTGACAAAGATTAAAAATGGAGAACCTGTTATGGGTCGGAATAATGGTAAGGGAGGGGAAAAAGGAAAAGGAGATAAGGATGGAAAGGGAAAAGGAAAGGGGAAGGGGCCTGGAAAGGACGGTAAGGGAGAGGGAAAGGGAAGTGGCAGTTTCAGTAATAGTGATGATATAAGCTTTCACAATCTGCCTGATACAATACTGCCGGAGAAAGATTAATGAATAGAAAATGGACTGATACAGAACGAAATTTTATAGTAGAAAATGCTCATCGTCTAACTGATAGCGAAATTGCCGACAGACTTACAAGAAGTACTGAAAGAAGCATATCAATTGACGCAGTGAGAAAAACGAGACAACGTCTTGGTATTATTAAAAAAAGTGGTCGTGGTATCTGCGAACTCAGGGGGAAAGCCCATGAAAATGCTGAGCAATGAAGATGTTGCTAACTTTATTACTGTTCCCGAATGTATTACTATTATCGAAAAGTTATTCCAAAATTTAGATGTGACCTATATGCCTCCTAAGGTATATATGGATGTTCCCAACGGTGACTTCCGGTCAATGCCTGCTGTTGTTCATGAAACGGCGGGGATTAAATGGGCCGGGCTTCAATTTGATAAATCTGGTAAATGTAAAATATTTGCTAAGGTTATGATTAATGACATTCCTAGCGGCAAACTCTTAGCTATCCTAGATGGTGAGGAGTTGACTGCTATTAGGACAGCTGCTGTTACTGGAGTTGCTACCAAATATCTAGCAAAAAAAAGTAGTAAAACGGCAGCCTTCGTAGGATGTGGTACTCAAACACCTAAACAGATACAGGCAATAATGTCTGTTAGAAAGCTTGAAGAGCTGAGACTCTTTGATCTAGACAAAAATAGATCGGGAGCGCTTGCTAAACAATTTGAAAACCAAATCAAAGTAACGGTTTTTGATGATTTGAAAGCTGCATTGAAGGATGCTGATATTGTTACAACCCTAACTCCTTCGAGAACAGGTTTTGTACAAAATAGTTTCCTTCTCCCCGGATGTTTGGTGAACGCTATCGGGGCGGATGCGCCGGGTAAGCGGGAGCTTGACATTTCGGTGTTGTCGCGTGCGGGAATGATTGTATACGATGAGTGGGAACAATGTTCTCATTCTGGGGAAACTCAGTATCTTTCAGAAGCTGATCGGAAGGCGACCCTTTTTTCCCTCGGCGATATCGTAAGTCATCCTACCTGGGAATACACGAATGATGATCGCATGATGACAACTGTTTTTGATGCTACGGGACTTGCTATTGAAGATGTTGCAACGGCACGTTACATCTTGGAAAAAGTGGTCATATCATCATAAAAGTGGTCATTTGGTTTGGGGGGTGCTTATTTTGTTTGTACCCCCCCGGCAAATTGCCTATTTTATCTAGCACGCCACCCAGACTATAAAACCCCCACCTTCACATTGGGGTATTGGTGTGCTATGCTCCACCATATGCGGCCCGATATGTCGAGAAGTATGCTAGCAAACAATTCCAGTCTCAATAAGGAAAATGAACCCGGATTCCCAAAACAATTTTAACCCTATGTCGGCAAACAACTTACATCGATTCCTGAAAACTATTTTGATGTTTTTTCCCGGAATTCCTTGTGGAGATTGAGACTCAATAAGAAAATTCTGGACGTAAACCATTTGCCAGTACTAAGTTACGGAAAACCCCCTCGAATGGGGAAATTTCCTTAGGGTAGAGGGTTTACTTTTTCACGATTCACAAGGGAAAACGCAATGTGCAAAAAAGACAAAATTGGTGCTAGCATGAGTACTGCTATCAAAACTCGCGATAACATGCGTTGTCGTGGCTGTGGTGGTGGTTTCCTGTCCCCTTCGGATCTAACATGTGACCACATTATGCCAGAGTCGGCAGGTGGTAAGACGGATGCCGAAAATTTGCAGGCACTATGCTGGCATTGTAATGCTGTCAAGGGTGTTGCAATCGATCCGATAGGATGGGATTTGCCGACATGGCCAGCCATCGACTGGAATGATCCGCAAGCAGTGCAAGCAGAAGCGAAAGCCACACAAGCCAGACAGGACGAATTTCGGGCCAGGGTACAACAAGTCAAGGCCAGAGAACTACTCTACTGGCAATGCCTACGGCAAACGTGGACAGAATCGAAACATAACTGGAACGGCCGAAAATCCGCCCGAATCAGTAAACTGTCAGCCCACAAGCGGATTGCGAAAATCAAGGGGGAGAAATTTGCAGAAAAGATCAGGAAAATGGTCAGTGTGTGACCAGACGTGTCAAGCGGATGCCGATAATAGTTATAGACAAGTAAGAAACAACACAAAGGAAAATGAAATGAGAGTTACAGAAATCACACTAGCACGAACCACCCGCGTCGAATCCGATACGGATGCCTACCACATTCTATCAAACCAATTCCAGCTTGACGGCTATGTGATGCAATTCGGTAATGTCGAAGTGGTTTATGATTCGGAATGGAAAGTTTACAGGGTGCCTAGCCTGGACGCAAAACGAAATGCGTACTGTGAAAAGAAAACCCGCGATTGTGCCCGTTGGGGTTGTGAATAGTGCGGGATTGTGTTAGAATCGGATTTGTTATTAAACCAAGGAAAAAAATGATGAAAAAAATTGACGCAACGGTTTGGATGAGTGACAAGCATGATGCCAATATGGTAGGTGATCGTACCTGGATCACCATCCGAATTGGTGACCATGAAATTCTGGTGAATGTTGCCAGATGGGAGATTGACGACGCGCTGGAAGATCTGGAAGACGAAAAAGAAACGCAAACAATTCTACAAAGAATGCAAGAGAGTGACCAGTTTGAATTCCCATCCTTTCTGAATACCCCAAATAATTCTGGAAATAATGCTTGACATTCCCTGTCCATATGCTAAAATTGAGTATCACAACACTAACAAAGGAAAAACAAATGAACGATCCAACTGAATCCATCCGACGAGAAATGGTCAAAGAGATTAACGCTGTTGAAGGTAGCCGGGAGTATCTCGAAGCCAAGTATGGTAAAGTATGGGATACGAAAGAACTTCAAAAGGATT